GCGGTCACGCTTTTGGTCAGTGTGCCGCCGAGGCTCTGCATCTTGCCGCCGACATCCTTGAGCTTTTCGCCCCACTCCTTGAGCTGAGCGGAATGTCCTCCGATCTGCTTCGTAACGTCTTCCAGGGCCTTCTCGTACTTGTTCAGGGACGCCTTGCAGTTGTTGATCTCCGCCTTCTTCTTCGCGATCGCGGCCTCGTCACGCTCCTCGGCGTTCTCCATCTGCTCCAGCTGGGCCTGCAGAATCTGCTCTTTCTTGGTGTACTCCTCCGTCATTTTCTGGAGGTACTTCTGCCGGTCTGCCAGCTTTTCCGTGGCGGAGGTATTCTTGTCATATTGAGACTGGGCGAGCTTCAGCTCGGAGTAGGCCTCCTTCGTTGCCGCGGAGATGCCCTTCATCGCGGACTTGAAATCCTCCGCGCCCTGTGCTGTTAGTATCAGCCCAGCTTCCTGTAAGTTATTAGCCGGCATAATCTTCTCCCCAGAATTGTTTATAGGATCTGCCGTGTCCCTGCGCGATCCACCTCCGGACCTTCAGGTCCTGGGCGTCCTGCTTCCATACGTCCTCGATGACTTCCTGCAGGCAGCCTACCGCGAGGCCGGTGTCGATCATTTGATCAACGTCATTGCAGATCCTATAGAGCTTCGCGATGCTCCCGTCTTTTCCAGCAAGTTGCGCGCCTGCATAAAAAAATCAGAAAATCCCTCGCGTGTCACGTACTGGACGAGCAGGTTCAGGTAGTCACCTGCGTCCATGTTCCTGACGTAGTTAATATCCTTCTCGATGCCCATGGCCAGCAGCTTGTTGACTTCGTCCTCACACCCGCTGATGTTATTGATCAGGATGTCGAGGGCCTGCCAGGTGAGCTCCTCATTCGCCGCCTGCGCGGCCTTGAATGCCTTCCGCTGCGCGGGCGTCCATTCGTCCGGAAGCATCGGCACGAACTCACCGTCGACCAGTTTCTTCGGCGTCTCAAACTTCGATTTTTTGAGCGTGTCCTGGTCGATCAGCTTGCGCGCCTCTTTCAGGTTGAACCTCCGGAGCACGCGGACGAGCTGCCATACATCGCTTGATTTCAAATCTCGTAAAACAAAAGCGGGAGCATCTGCTCCCGCGTCATTTGTCATATTAGTAGGCATTCAAGCCTCCTTTATCCGTTATTACCCGGCCTGAGAGCCTTTGCTGCGGCTACAGTCAGGATAGGAGCCGCGAAGAACGCAGCCTCTGTGATGCCAGCGTTGGCGGTCTCACCCGTGAGGACCTTGATCTCCTGGTTCTGGGTCTCGTCGAAGCCATAGGCCCGGATGGTCAGGGAGTCGGTCTGATCGGAATGAGAATCCGTGGATGTAGCCGTCGCGTCGGAGTTATCCACGAGCTTGCACTTGGGATACCAGCGCATATCCATGGTCTTGTCCTTCTTGATGATCGGCACGCCGTAAGCGAAGTACGGCCTGGTCTTGATCCCGCCGGACATGATGATGCCCGTGTCGATCGTGTCGCCCTTCATCTTGGCGATCGTCGCCTCGTCGAAGGCGAGCTGTGTGACGCTGATCTCCTTGTAGGTCACGATCGTGTCGGACTCATAGACAGCGCCGGAAGCATAGGACTCATAAGAGTCAGAGTTATCAGCAACGTCGATGTCCACCACCGTGGGGAGTTTGATCACGTCAGCGTCCCAGCTCTCGGCGCTCCAGTCAGCATTCGTGTTGAAGCAGATGTACTGGGCGCCGACGGTGTATTTTGTCGACGGTCTTTTTTCTGTAATAGCCATTAATTAACCTCCTACCTTGGCGAAAAGGTTATCTGTCATCAGTTTGTAATATCGATCTTTGTTCTGCTCCCATGTCGGGATCAGGTGCGGCTGTGCGCCCATCTTTTTGGTGCCATACTCGACGAACTTGCCGTAAAACTGCCCCCAGGAGACGAGCACGGCGTCTTTTCCGGAGGGTGCGGCCTGCACTGAGTCGAGCATGTGCGTGTAGCCTGCGCCTCTTCTGCGCGGTTTGGGAAGCCTCTGGACGTCTTCTGCCAGCGTTTCGCCTGCTACCATTAGCACATCGGCGATGTGCTTCTCGTCTGCGGCCTTCTCGTACTGTTCGAGGAGGTCCATGAACTTCTCAAGGCCTTCAGGTCCCGCTGCCATCGTCCAGATCCTCCTCGACCTCTACCCGGAAGTAGTAATGGTGCCACGCCGGGCCGTTGGTCGCGTTCAGCGTCTCGTGATAGATGACGGGATGATAGCCGGCGCCGTTGAAGGCGTTCTTGAGCCTCAGCAGCTCCGGAGGCCGCGCAGTCCTGGAAGCGAATGACACCTGATAGGTCACGACTGTTTCGTAATCATCTCCGGACGCCATTACATCCTCGATGATGTACTCCCAGTATGCGATCTTGGGAAACGTTTTCAGGTCTTCCAGGTACAGCTCGTTCTCGCGGGCCGTTACGCCGGTGCTCTCGATCAGAGCGATAAGTTCTGTCTTTGTCATTCCGTTATCACCTCATAATCCATAGACGGGTTGATCAGCGTCAGCTCGGTCTCCATGTATCCCTGGCTCGACAGCACGTCGGCCTTGTTGTAGACCTTGTGCTGCACGCCGTCGATCAGGCAGACGCAGCTGGAGCTGATCCCGTTCCATCTGGGGATCCGGATCTTCATGGTCACTTCCTTGTCGGCCTGCTCGAATGTGATCCGCGTGCGATCATAGACCGCGATGTCTCTAAACCACACAGGCCTCATGCCCCGCGCCCTGATCTTCCTCTCCCCGTCGCTGTCGACGATGTCGTACAGCTTGAAGCACCCGTCCGTGTACTCCGGGAGCGCTGCCATCTTATTCAGACGCATCTGCCACCTCCTCGGAGAGCTGCCACGCGCGGATGTCCGGGCCGTAGTTCACCAGGAACTCCTCGAACCTATGCACCATGTCATAGTACACGAAGTCCTTGAGGAGCCCGCGGGACAGCGGATCATTGTAGAAATCCGCGCCGGGCCTCAGCATGTTCAGGCGCTGCTCGCACTTTTCGATCGAATTAATGATTACGTTGTCAGGAGTATAGGGCGGAACCTGATTGTCCGCCCTGATCTCCTCAGACAGTACCGCGTACTGTTCACTTGTCATCAGGCTCCGCCCTCCTTAATTACTCAGCTGCTACGGTCACAACAGTGGGTCTGTACTCAGCGAGCTTTGTGACGTTGAAGACATAAGCTACGCTGTCGTCATCCGCGCGGCCGTTGCCGTATACCTTCGCGATCAGAAGATCTGCATCCTCGAGGGCCTTGGTCTCTTTGTACTCCTGCACCTTCAGGCCGGAGAAGCCCATGGTGTAGTAGCCCTTCATGGTGATAGCTGCTGTGCCCTGTGCCATCTTGGGCTCTGCGATCACAGTCACAGGCATGAAGCTCTTTGTGATGTAGCCGCCGGAGATGCTGTCGCCGTACAGAGCAGGATTTACATAGCTGTAAACGTCCGCAGGGTTCGCGATGACCACGATCTCGTTGACCGCGCGCTTGCCGCCGTTGGACAGCGCCGCGAGAACGGGAGCGAGCTGCTTCGGAGAGAAGCCTGTCAGCGTAGCCGCTACTGTCTTAGCAGTGTGAGTGCCGTCCTGACCTGTGACGTTGATCTGCTTCAGAATGCCGATGGGAGCGTCTTTGCCGGTGCCGTTGAGGTAGCCGTCAGCGATGCCGTCATACATAGCTTCCTGCAGGATCGCGCGGAAGTATCTGTCGACGTAGCCGATCTCGAGGTCTCTGATGGACTTCGGAATGATGCAGTACGCGTACAGCTTGCCGACCTCGATGTTCAGGCTGGTAAGTGTTGCAGACAGCTCAGCGCTGTTGGAAAGCGCAGATGCAAGGGATCCCCATACAGCCGCACCGCTCTTGGAGCCGGTCAGCCAGTGCTTAACATTGGCGGGCGCGAAGTTGATGAGGTCCATGATCGGATACTCTGTGCGGACATCCTCCAGAGTCTTGTCGATGGTCTCGATCGGGATGATGTCGATCTGAGCCGCGGTGAGAGCCTGCTTTGCGCCGCCCTTCAGCATCTCATAAAATTTCTTCTCGTTCTCGGAAAGCGGACGAAGGCCGAGGCTCTTCTTGTACTCCGCGTCCTGCTCAGCTCTCTTTGCCTCGCGAACGACCTGGTCGATCAGGGCGCCCTGAGTCTCGCTGATCACCATCTCCATAGCGTCGGTGATGGCCTGTGTCTTGTCCTCTGCATCGTTGAGCATCTGGACGATCTTTGCTTTTGTCTCTTCATTGAGTGGAGTCTTGTCGATTCTCATTTGGTTCTCCTTTCAAAATAGGCAGCCCAGTCTGTTCTCTTGGGCTGTTCGGGTTTCTCTGTTCCGTTCATAATCACCTCGGTGAGCTCTTTCGCGAGCTTATCGACGTCGATCTTGATCTCCTGCGCTTCCAGGACCGCCTCCGGAGCGGTCAGCTTCCGCATGATCACGCCAAAAGCGGACTGCTTCGGCTCGTCGTCCTCGTCGTCCTCGTCGTCGATCTCTGTTGCGAATCCATAGGCGACGGCGTCCTTCGGCAGGATCCACTTCTCGGCGTCCATGAGGGCCTTGATCTCATCCTCGGAGATCGTGGCGACCTTCTTGTAAGCCTCGACCGATGCCTGCGTGATGGTCTCGATGTCGTCGGCAGTCTTCCGGAGCTGCGCAGCGTTGCCCATCGCCACGGTCCACGCGTTGTGGATCATGAGGAGCGACGCAGGCTGCATCACACGTCTGTCGCCGGCCATGAAGACCACCGAAGCGGCGCTGCATGCGAATCCGTCGCAGATCGTCACGATCTGGGCTTTGTGCTCGCGCAGCACATTGTAGATCGCGAGGCCTTCTGCCACGTCGCCGCCGTAGCTGTTGATGTGCACGTTGATCGTGTCTACATCCAGCTCTTTCAGCTGATTGACGATGGTCACGCCTGACTGCTCTCCCAGCTCCGGCCACGCCCACGCGCAGATGTCGCCGAAGATGTACAGGTCAGCAGATGTGTC